CTTATGGCACTATTTGCTCTAGCAGTTGTAAAATATTGATTTGTTGAACCTTCTGATAGTTCATCTGTATTGTCTGGGACATCTGCTGGCACAAAGTCAAATACACCTGTGCCACTTGTATATGTTAAAGCACCATTACCACTAGGTGTTCCTGTTGTTACACTTACTTGTCCTCTTGCTCTAGCGGCTGTAAAGTATAAGTTTGTTCCTTCTGCTAAGTCGCTTGTGCTTGCCGGTATTGCATATTCTGTGCTACCATCATTACTAAACTTCCAAGCATCTCCACCTTCATCCCATTTGATGTAACTGTTTGAACTTGAACCTCTGTCTACAAATATTTGACTGTTTGCACTTGGTGTTCCTGTTTGTCCAAACTGTAATGTTATATTTCTATCTTCTACAAATAAGTCTGTTACAGTTTCTGAATTTATGTTTCCGGTAACATTTAAGTTACCTGTTATACTACTATCACCTGTTATTGCAATACTAGAACCTTTTATTACTGCACCTTCAATGTTTCCTGATACGTCAATTCTACCATCGCCTTTGATAACACTAGTGTTACTTAAACTTATGTTACTGTTTTGACCAAAGTTAGCATCTGCATTTGCTACAAATTGCAAACCTACTGTATCATTTGTTGATATACCAACAATATCTGTGTTACCACTTAATCTTAATTTTTTAGTGCTACTACCTAAGCCACCTTCAGAGAAAAATACAGTATTTGCACTTGTGCCTGCATCTGTATCTTGTCCTACTCTAATTGCGTTGCCGGCTATAAAAGCATTTACTAAAGTGTTTGAATAATATTTGTTTGTGCTACCTTCTGGCAAGTCATCTGTAGTCAATGCACTTAAATTTGCTTGTATGTTATCTGCATTTACAGTTATACCTGTTCCTGCACCTATGTTTAGTGTAACTGCACCAGTTGTGCCGCCACCTGTTAAACCTGATCCTGCTGTAACACCTGTAATATCACCTGATGGTAAACCTGATATATTTGAACCATCACCATGTAAGTATGTGCCAATAACATTTGCACCACTTACGTTTGCTGTTGTTGTAAAGTTAGCATTTGAACTTATAGCATTGGTCATATCTAGACCATTTGCTTCTATAAATGCTTGTGCTTGTGCGTTTGTAAGTGTAGGTAAACCTGAGATGTTTGAGCCATCTCCATGTAAATATGCACCTATAATACTAGCATTAGAACTTATGTTGCCTGTGCTTGTTGTTACTCCTTGTGAAGCAATATTGCCGGCAGTTATGTTACCAGTTACGGTTAAACTTGCAGGTGATATTTCACTGTCTACAACTAAACTTGAATAGTACTTACTGCCATCATAAAGAATGTTTATAATGTTGTATGCACCTGCTGTTGAATCTAAAGTAGTAAAATTGTTTACAAAATCAAAGTTTGTCCATTCTAAAGGAAACGTAGTTGTATCTAAAGTATGTCCACCAGTTCCATCTTGTGTCAATATAATTGTTGTGCTACCACCACTGTCAATATTACTAATGTCTATTTTAGTAACATTTCCTGTTAAAGTAAATTTATGAATTGTGCCTTGTGAAACATCTAATGATATGTTACCATTAGCATTACCACCGCTAACAATAGTTTCTTGATATTTTTTAAGTGTTAAGTCATCTAATGTTTGTTCTAAACCAATAACACCTGTAGATGAATTATATGTAATAGGTGCTGTATTACTAAAATGTGCTCTTACTTCTGAGGCACTTGGTCCTGTATAATTGAATATACCAGAAGTGTTTGAATATGTTAATGAACCATCACCACCACTATCAGTTACACTTAATGCTTCTCTAACTGCGGCATTACTAACAGCACTTGTTGTTGCAAACGATATGTTTGCAGGTGTATTTGTTACTGTTACTACGTTACTAGTGCTGTTTACACTAATATTTGATGCTGTTTCTGTTACTACTATGTTTGCCATTATATCTCCTTACCCTGTTGCTGTTACAGTAATAGTGATATCGGCTCCACCACCGCCACCTAAACTGCTGTCTAGAATGTTAATGGTATCTCCAACTACATAGTTTTGTCCTCGTGTAATAATGTCGAATTCGCATACACCATTGGCTAAAACTAATGCTTGGAATGTAGCACCTGTTCCTGCTTGTCCTGTTGTTGCACTTGGTCCTGATACAGTTCCTGTTACACTTGTGTAAGTGCCTGGTGTTCTTGCACCATCGGCTGTGCCTGCACCTGTAAACGTGCTTATAGCACCTGTGCCTAATGGTAAAAATACGTTACTTAATCTTGGATTTCCAACTGTGACACCTGGTTCGTATCTTTGGATTTGAGCATGTCTATGGCTTTCTGTGGTATTTGGTGTTGAACCTGTATCTGTCCAACTTATACTAATAACATTGATAGGAACATTTGCTCTTGCATCTGGTTCAATAGGACCAGTGTATAAGTCTGCAGGAATAGTAATGTTTACTGTTCCGTCTGCGTTACTTACTGGCACAACGTTACCACTTGTTGTAATTGTTGTGTTTGCAAATACACCTACTACGTTACTGTTTGTAAAATTAGGATTACCTGTGTTTAAATCATAACTTAAAGTGTCAACAACAATAGTTTGACTTTCCATTGTAAAGTTATAAGCGGCTATGTTTGCCGGGTAATCGTATTGAAATGTTTTTTGTGTAGATGGAAAAACTTCAGAAATAACTACGTTATTTGAACCACCTAAATATTGTGAAAAAGATAATAATCTACCTGCCATGCTCTCTCCTGTTGGAAATAGTTATACAAGTGTTCTTATATAACTTTTGCTTTATTGCTATATTTATGCTTTTATGGTAATTTAGTGGCTGTAACTAAGCAATTAACTTAAATCTGTCAAGGTTACAAATCTATATGCGGCTCTATAAGGATAAGTTATGAACACACCACCATCTTGTCCATCGCCACCTGTAACAAAGCCAAATGCATTTGAAAAACCATCACCTGGATCTAAAGTAAGTGTGCCACTTATTGAATTGCCTTGTTTTAAGGAACCTTTACCTATACCTTGTGTAAAGTTTTTGTTTCCTGTAACAAATGGTGAATTTGCATGAAAAAACCTAAAATCTGTTGTTTGTAATGTATTGTAATCACTTGTAAATTTGTCGTTGAAGTCACCTGTAAATATCATACCATATAGTTTGCTTTGACTACCATTACCAATTAAATTAGTTGTGCCATATGGACTTACATTTGAAGCACCTGCTAAAACACTACCACCTGATGTGCCTATACCGTCATTACCACTTGCCCAAACAACATGTTCTTTCATATTGCCTGGAAATGCAACGTTAGATGCCAATTGTGCTAAATCTGTTTCTGCATTTGATATTTGTGCAACTCCTGGTGTGCCATTAGAGCCACCTCCACCACAACCACCAGCAAAACCACCTCCTAATGTAGAAGGATCATTATCACCGTCACCGCCTCCTATTGCAGTTCTACTAAGTGTTGCATTGCCTTTAAAAATTGTGCTGTTACCACTTGCACTTCTAGTTCCTATTTGTATATCATATGTGCCTGTTGCAACATTGGCTAAAGGATAACGTAAATATCCTAATTCACCTGCACCTGCACCGCCTCCTGAACTATAAGTATGACCACCAGCACCTGTAATTGCAACTTTGTAATACAATCCTTGATCCCAATAGTTATCTTGTCCTGTAGCAAATGCATTTCCTGTAGCACTTGCGTTTACCATATATTGATTTAACCAAACGTTTGTGTTACCAGAATAATTACCATAGTTAGATATTGTTATGTTTGAATTACCACCTGTAGTAAAATGATGTTGTTTGTTAGATATAAGATATCCTTTGTTTATATCACTGTTACTCAATGCACCATCGTCACTGATAGATTCTGACATTATTTGAGATGTTACAGTAGTATCACCACCAGTAATTGTAATAGGTGTTACTTCATATAAGTTTACAGTACTTGCTTCTACTAGTGTAGTATTGTTTGTTGGATGAATAAGTTTAAAGTCAACTGTTTTATGACCACCACTAGACGTAACTGTTTTAGTTATACTTGCATTTCCATTTGCATCTGTTGTTATGTTGCCTGATATAGTTGTGTTAGTAAAGTCACTGCCTGTAACACCTGTAAATTCATACTTTACTGTTGTGTTTGTTACAATACCAGTTATGCTGTATGTAATTGTGTTTGCATCTGGTGTTTCAAAACTATTTGAAAAAGTATTGCTGTTTGCATGTGTAGTGTTACCACTCAAAGCAACATCAATATTCATTATACCAGTATCAGGTATGCCAGTGCCACCAACACCTCGTTGTGTATTCTTGAAAAATCCTAATTTACCACTTCCTAATGACATTTATTCTCCTAAGATGGCTTTGTAGGCCATGTTAAACCTTCTGCAGTTTCTAAATTATCATCTAGTCCATTTACAAAGTCTCTTAACTGTTGTCTGTATGTAGTATATTCTGCTTTTTTACTATCACTGAGTGGGCTATCAACACCTACTGTCCAGTCTGTTTCTTTTAGATATGCATTTCTTAGTTCTCTACAAGTTTGTTTTGCAGACATTTTATACACATTGTCTTGACTACTTACAACAACTGGAGGATCTTGACTTATATCTACTTTGTTTGCATTTACGTCAACTACAGAACCTTCTATGTAAGCCATATTAGTATTTAAACTGCATGTATTGTTTGCTTGGTCTTGTGTAACAGTTCTTTGCATTTCTATTTTGCCAGTGTCTGTTTTATAAAAAATGTAATTTGTTCTCATATCTATATACCTTATGCAATAAAACTATCACCTTTTGTAAGTCTTATCATATCAAACTTATTGTTGTTAAATGAACGTGGTGAACCACCACTTGTTCCTATATCAGTGTTTGCAAATAAGGCAATATTTGATTTTACTGGTGTGTAAATTTTACCAGTTGTGCTACCACCACCTGCTGTAACAATAGCCGCCGCACTTGCATTTGATATGTTTATTTTTTCAGTTGCAACCAAAGGACCTGGTGATTGATTTGCACCTGTTATCTGTATACCTACACCACCTGCTCCTAAAATACCAAAGTCTTGTTGAACTGTTGTTCCTGTTGCTACACCATTTGCCGCATGACGTTCTGTGTATGTAACGTTACCGCCATGTGCAAAAGCAACGTTAAATGAGCCAGTGTTTGTTCCTCCTAGCATTGAACTAGATATCATACTGTAATCGCCTTCATCAATACCATTAAGGTCAAAATCAAAATTACTTGTTATAGCCGTGTTTGCACTTCCTACTGCATTTGCACCTACGGCACTTGATTGCACACTTAAATTGTTTGCTGGTCTATCTTCTATTTGCACACCTACACCAACATCACGTAATTGTTGTGGGAAAACTGTGCCTTTTGGTTCAACAAGTATGTTACCACTTTCTGCTTTTTGTGTAGCACCACCTGTTTTACTGTCTACTAGTCTTACACCTGCTTTTATGTTTGCTTTTGCAGGAAAACGTTCTATATCATAATATGTGTTGATACCTAATTGGTCAATAACAACTGGCACCCTTACAGTTTCTCCTGGTGTAAAGTGGTCACCTTGTCCTACTTCATAACTTCTTATTGTATTCAATTGTGGTGTGCTGTTTGTTATATCTTGATTAGTCATTGCAACTTCAATAGTATCTGCTGTTATGTTTCCTGGTATAGTTACACCTACATCAAACAAACTACTACCTACACCACCCATAAATGGCACTTTGATATCTGATAAATCAACGTTTGCTGTTTGAACTGTGCCGTTTGCAAAGTGTGTGTTTGCTTTGTTTGTAACAGGATCTTCAACAACATTAATGTTTGCAATAATGTTTGATATGTCGATATTCCCCCAATTTACCCACCAGTTAGTAATATTAGGCACACTAACTGCACCATCACTTTGTATAGATGTATGTGTATAAATGTCATCACTGTATTCTAACAACATAACTTTTGCACCTAACATAGCATCATTTGTTTCTACTTCTGTAACACGCATAACTCTAAACAGTTTGTCAGTAAAGCCATATAAACTGTTTGTAAGTTTAACAACATCACCTACATCTACTGTGATTGCACTATAATCTGCTGTAAAACTAACAACCATACTAGTTCTACTTTGATTAAGGTCAATGTTTGCTAAGTTAAACACTCTACTTCTGTCATTAACTAAGTTAAATCTAGTGTCTAAAGGATTATCTGGTTCATTGTTGTTTCTATCACTACCTGGTGTGCTAACAACAATAGTTTGTGTTTGGTCTTTTTTGGTAACACTTGGATATTCAGCATCAATACTGTTATATAAACTGTAAAGTTCTGTTGATGTTATATCTAAACTGCTTACAATGTTATCGTCATTAAACACAAAAGCATTTGCTTTCTCGGCTGTTGTTTCTGCTCTGTTTGATACTACTTTGAACTTACCTTGCTTTGCATCATATGTAAAGTATGCCGCACAACTTCTACATATTTCATTAATGTTTGTTTTTACAGGCACATAAGTTGATAACATACCATCTATTTGCCATCTATCATGTTGTGCTGTGATGTTACCTGCCGCAGTTCTATAGTCTACTTGTGCCGTAGAATAGTCGTAGAGGTCGTTAAAACTGTTTAAATCTAAATCAGCATTACTGAGACCAGCACCATATCTATCGTTACGTAGATAGTCTAATAACACGTTAGACGGCTCATTTAGACTGTTGTTTATGTCAAACGTTATTGCACCTAATTGTTGTAAACCGTTTTCAGCATCATAGTCCATTTCAACAATACCATAAACTAAGTTCTCATAACTTGTGCTACTTGTTATTGTAGACATCAATGATTGTGCTGTTACTTTTGTTCCTGTTGCTGGAAATATTTGGTTAACAGTTGATTGTGCGTTACCGGCATATACTCTACAACGTATTTTGTTTGCAATAGTACTTGTGTTTGTAGCATTTGGGTCTGTAGCACTAATAACGTTTGCACTACCAGTTGCAAAGTTTAGTTTTGTGTCATCTCTGTATATATCATTGATAGTTATTGTGCCACTATCTGTTTTTTCACCAATAACCATACAATACACCATTGTGTTGTTTTGGTTTTTGATTTCGGCATCAACTATGATACCTCCTGTAAAACTTCTACCGTAAAATATAGGTATTCTATTGTCTGTGCTAGGTGGTAATTGGACTTTTACACCAGGATCTTTTACAGTTTGTTGCTTTGGTGGGTCCATAACCCCCAATGCTTTTGCTGTTCCCACAGCCAATCCTGCGGCAACAATACTTGTTACGATTGTTGCGGCTATTGTTCCTGCAGTTAAACCAATTGCGGTTGCAACTGCGGCACCTATTGCTGTAAATACTGCCATCTACACACCCTCATATATATAATTTGTTTCTACTGGTCTCCATCCTCTCTTTTCTAAGTCAAAATCTGGAGACATTTCCATATTTGTGAGCGTAAAACCTTTTATAATATCTTTTTCTACAAGTGTTTTACCTATCTTCACATATTCTTTTAGTAATCTATAACCCAAAGTTCCATATCTGTATTCTGGTTCTACCCACCATGCCACTTCTTTCATTGTTTTTACATGTGGTAACCATGCATCACTTTGTATTTGTGCAATCAACATGCCTACCGGTTGGTCCGTTTGGTGGGTTTGGTGGGTTTGGTAACCCAATAATATGACACCTTCTTTGGTAAAACTGTCTAATAAACGTCTTATGTAAGTGTCATTGTATTGTGGGTTTTGTAAAGCACTATAAGGTGAACTATTGGCAAAGTTAATCATCATTGCCATAATGTCATCATAGTCTTTTATAGTTGCACGTCTTATCATTAGAAGTGTCCTATAAATCCTAGTCCCATATCTCCGTAGTAACCACCACGATGACTGTAACCACCGCCATAGCCTCCGCCGTAGCCGCCACCGGCTCCTGCTCCGGCATTGTATTCTTTACCAAAGTCATATTGAACTCTATGTAAATCTGCAACTCTTTGGAATGTTAAATCTGTTGGGAAATACTTTTGTCTATCTGTTAAGTTAGTTCTTTGTCCTGCTACTTTGTTTTCTAAGATAGTGTTTATACTTGCACATGTTACTGTTACAGTATTTGTGTTTTCACCACCTAAAACATTTGTGTTTTCTGCAATAGCATAGTTTGTGATTATGCCATTATAACGTTGAAATATGTTTGAACTATCTACACTCATGTCATCATTAAAGAATGCTCTGTGTATTTTTACAACACCACCTTTTACAGGATTAGACAATATCAAACTCATATAGTCTTGGTCACTTGGTATACCACTTAGACTAATTTGTATATCACCATTTGTTGCTTTTATGTCTTCTGCTATTTCACCTACACCTAAGAAACTACCTAATTCTTGATAAGTGTTTGAATCATATGTTATTGGTTTGAATGCACCACTAAGGTAATAAGTTGTGCTACCTAGTGTAAGGTCAATTAACATACAATGTTGAATATGTGTTTTTCCGGTTACTGGAGGTATACTAGTTGCCATTATGTGATGACCTCCACTAACTCAAAGTCTTCTGTAAAGCCTAATCTATTGTGAGGCAATACTCTTGTTTTTGGTTTCTTTACCAATTTAAGGTGGTATCTACAGTTTGTTCCTACTCTTACACCACCACTTGTTAGTGCAACACCAGATTGTGTTAACACTGGTCTGTGAACTGGCACAGTTACACTACTTGCATTCCAGGCAACGTTGCTTGTTACATTGTAAGGATATTTGTATGTGCCTGTGTCACCCGCTGGTTGTATAACATCACCTACAACAAATAAATTGCTTCCTGACAATCCAGTGGCAGTTACACCACTAGTATCTATAACTAAGTTTGCTGTGCCTGTGCTACTCATTACTAACTGGTTAA